CCTTTTCCTCTTCCAGACGAACAGAACCGAGGCCCATTTCCATATAAACCTGCATACGGTAGGACAGACTTGGGTTCTCGCCAACGCGAGTCAGGATATCGGGCTTGATTTCAAGCAGAGTCGAATCCTTCGTGGTAGCAATTACGGCACGGATGTCGGTGCTGTCGGTATCAGTCCATCCACCAGCGGCGGAAATGTCTGTATCGGCAATGTTGAATCCAGTACCAGCAGTGTTCATGTAAGGAACCAGTTCGCTAACAATGAACTTACATCCCATGAAATCAGGAACATACAGTCCGCCGCCAGGAAGCGTGGTGCTATTATAGTCGCGGTTGATGTACTTGTCATCACCCATCAGGTCTTCCCACTGCGCCCATGCCATGATGATGCAAGGCATATTTGCGGACAGGTCAACGAGATTTTCACCAAACTGCTTAATCATCAGTTTTTGTTTCTCGTAGTTCCAGCCGGCAGTAGTTTTGCCGGATGCCGCGCCAGTAGCAACGTCAAGGATGTTGTTAGTGTCAAATGCAGTTGCGTCTGACCAAGGTCGCCGCCCTGTGCAGAACCAAGTGCTCCCTGCTGATATACAATATCTTCCAGACGTTTGAACTTCTGAAGGATGATGTCGCTCTTTTCAGAACGCGGGTCAGCAACGATACGGTCAAGATCTTGACGATCCATATTAATCGTAGCATCGTGGTAGTCAGCACGGGTTACACGCCGATTACTGAAATCTGCTTCAGAGTTCGGGGTGGTCGGTGCGCGGTTAGTAATCTTGGTGGGGATTCCGCCGCCTGTAATTCGCGGATACACACCTTCTTCACGGTAGAGATCGCCAGAAGCCATCTGCGCCACCTGACGCATGTTACCGCCTTTCAACTCAACAGTACGGCGAATAGAACGCTCAAATCCTGTTGCATTAAAGTTACTGGGATTATCAGTAGCCATGTTAAACCTCCTAATGGTTTAGTTAATTATATACTCAAGTTTAGTCGGCTCTGAGTATCCCGCTAAACGGGGTCTTGCCTGATTTAAGGTTCTCACCTTGATCGTACTTATCAGGCTCCTAAACCATCAGGAGGTGTCTGTCGTGCGGTCTTGACTTACTTAATTAGACTGAATCTAAACAGTTGTCAATCTAAATTTCCAACAAATTACAATTTAGCCAGCATTGCCATCTTTTTATCAAGCATCCGTTGATATGCACGATCAGTTGTTGGCCCGTCATAAGCCAGCATTTTGTCGTCAATATCATCAAGTTGCTCGTTAAGTGTCGCAAAGCTCTCCTTCTGCTTGGCTTCAATGATCGTATCGTCGCTTGTTATCTTCGACGCACCATCAAAGAATGCCTTTCTGACCTCTGGGTTGGCTTCCATGATAGGAATGAGAATCTCCATTCCGAGAAACTTAGCCATATTGTCAGACTTTTCCACGTTTTCTTCATATTGATCTCCGCGCCATACCTGCTTCAAAGCATCGGTGGCATCTGCAAAAGCATCCTCCTGCGCCTGAAGCTGTTCATTGTAAACGCTTGTTGCCCGCTCAAGGTCACGCGCCGCAAACTTCTCGTACAATTCCTTTGGAACGCCATTCTCGTGTGCCCACTTTGCCGAGTCCTCGAAATAAGCCTTGATTGCATCCTGGTTGGTTTCTGGTAATCCGCTAAATGCTTCGGGGTATGCAACCTCGTAATCGTCTGCTGTATCGGGGATTCCAAGAATCTGTGCTTTCTTTGCTCCAACATCAGGGTCATCGGAGTTCCACCACTCTTCGGCTTTCTGCCCGACAAACTTGCTTTGATTGATTGAGCCTTTAATGTACTCCTCGATATTCCCCCACTTATCAAAAGAGGAATGTTTGCCGAGGTCGTCTGGGAATGCATCGCGGTTAAACGTGCCGTCCTCGTTGACATATGACTTGGTTGCTTCGGTTGTTACTGGTGCTGCTTCCTCGGTTGCTACAGGTGTCTGCTCTACGGCAGGCTGTTCAACTGATTCACTCATTACTTACTCCTTGTTTGGTTTAGTTTCCATCTCGATCATCTGCTCGATGTATCGGAAGAAATCGTCAAATGCGGCGCGGTGGCGCAACTGCCCTTCTGTCAGGTCTGCACCGAATGGTTCATTTACTCCGGCAATAGTGCGAAGATCATCAAGCACAGTCTGCCCCTCGCCAGTTCGGAAAACGAACCTGTACGCGCCAATCAGTTTCTCGTCCATATTTTAACCTTCTCTTAAACTTTCCACAATGGAGGACGGATCAACCGCCCCAGACATCTTCTGCGCAGCATCGGCCACAGGGGCAAGGTTCTCTATCTGCTGTTGCTGTTGCTGTTGTGCTTTGCGCTCGCCACGAACTTCCTCAACCGATTTCGGGTCTTTCAAGGCGTTCATAGAGGATGAGTTTGCATACCACATTTCGCGGGTTAGCTTATCAGGCTCGATATTATCTCCCCATTCAGCCAGTTGCGGAACAAGCTGACCAAGTTCCCCCATTACCCGCATTGTATTAACTGCGCCAAGAACCTCAAAGTTCTTAGTGGCAAGAGCCAATCGGCCAACATAATCAATCTCAAAGTTCGGATCATCGGCCAACTCAGCAGGAATCTCAGGCATAAGGTCTTTAACCTGCTGGCAGAGCGCAAACACCGTGGTCATAGTAGGGTTGACCTTCTCCTCGATGTACCGTGATACAAACGGGGAGAGGGTCATTAAATCACTCGTCATACGTTCGTTCGCTTCGAAGGCCGTCATATTGCGGTAGTCTTCCAAAGGACGGAACAAGTGATTAAAGAACATGCGTTTAATCTCATCATCGTGCATGTCAAAGACTTCTTTTGCCATTGCCGCGTTGCCATTAGCATCGAGGCGTTCAGGCTTGCCACCAGGAGAGGAGGCTCGGTATTTAATCAAAGCATTTGCCCGCTGGCTGATGGTCTTCTGCGCAACAACATCGTCATCAGCAACCAACCACTGATTATTAATCTGCTGCTCGGCACTGACAATCAGGGATCGGTAGATAACATTAGAACGCCGTGCGGTTCCAAGTTTCATTGTCATCGGGCTACGGCCATAAACCTCGTCGTTTCCGGTGATAAACCGCGCAACTGCATAGGGCTTAAAGTCAAACCCACCTTCGCGGATAATCGGATTCTCACCCTCGCGGATAACATAATAAGATGCCCACGGCTTGTTATTCTTATCCTTCTTGCTCTTATCTCGGTCTGTGCGTGGGCAAATGTAATGGATGAACTTGTACTTAGTTTCTTTCTGCTGATCAGCATCGAGGATTACACGCTCAAGATTGTTCTCACGAAACACTTCCTCGCCAAACTGCTGAATCGCCTGCCGTCCGTCTAGTTCAAATTCGCGGGCTATTGTATCAATCTCGCCCTCAAAGTTCTCATCCAGCCGAATCTTGTTCACAATATAATTGCGGAACTTAACAACGCGGTCTTTAGATGCCTCAACGCTCATTACGGATGTGCCGAAGCATCCCATGGCAAGCAGGCTCTCAAACTCCATCTGTGCAAAGTTAGATCCAATAAGCACACCATGAATGATGCGACTAACCCGCTCAAAGTAATCCGCCACCGCAGGAATCGCCATCATCTCAGGCGAAGGGTGACGGAACTTTGCCCACACCGTATTCGGCGGGAAGATGTGGGAAAAGAAACCGGACGCGAAATTGAAGTTTGCCTCAATACAGGAATCAATCATTCGCTGTGGAGGCTTCTCCTGACCTGGAGTGCGGACTCGATTAATGTTGTCATTGATCGGCATACACCAATCTGAACACTCCTGCCAGATGTTACGCCAGTTCGCACCAACGTAATCATCCAGTTGATCATACCTCTTGGCAATTTGTTGTCCGGTCATATATTAAACCTATGCTACGGTTGCATTGGTCGCAATTACATACCAGTTTGTTCCATCAGATTGAAGTTGCGCCCATTCATCATCTGCATCAAAGGTAATGGTAGTTCCATCATTAAAAGAAGCTGGTGTTAACACAAGATTATCTCCGGTTCCGCTAATAGACTTAACCGTGACAATGTGACCGCTCTTGCCCGCTGCCAATGAAACTGCATCGCATGGTGTAGTGCAGATTGCGAGTGAGTCTGTCGGGTTAATTGCTCCATCAGCGGTATAATTACTTACTGTTCCTGCTGTTCTTGCGAGAACCTGCTCGGCGTTCTCAAACCAGTTTCCATATTTAGCCATGATACTACCTCCGTTGTATGACTTTTAAGGGACAGTCTAACCTAAGACCGTTTTCAACCCAGTATTACTACTTCCTAAAATTGTGGATGCGCGACCCTTACGATCTTTGAGCTTCTGCTTAGTATACTTCTTCTGGGCTTCGATATCAACTTCCTCAACTTCCGCTGGGAGCTTTGCCGGATCTGGCAGGTCTGGGTTGAGCATGTCGTAAGCATTCTTTCCTGCTATGCCTGCCAGTGCTGCTGATCCCGCCTGAAACATACTTACTGGGTCGCCCATGCCAACCTCCTCATTCGCTTAAAGTCTAAAATCCTAAATCGTTCGTCCATTCTTCGGTATGCC